TAGAAGTATAAGGCTTGGTCCAGAATCTTCATTTTTATAAAATACACCCCATGTACTAATAGCACTATAGTCTGCTGTTTCTGATTTTAAAAACGCAGTATCATAAGATTGCAATACATATTCGCATGTAGGAGGCTCATCCTCTTCCCACATTTTCCACCACTCTCTTTTTATGATAGCACCCTCAGCGGATGTAGGTTTTTGTAACCATTGTGCATTCCATTTAGCAACAGGCAAAGAAGATTTAACTTTAAGCAGTTCGTCTTCAGACCAGAAGTTTGGCCATAGAACCTTTCCATCATCAAAAATAGCTGGGAACTCAACAACCTCCCATTGATCTGAGTTAGCTTCTGTTTGTTTTTTAAGAACCTCCGCTGTCAAATCTTTTGTAGACCAACGTGTCATAACAACAACGATACGACCTCCTGGTTGCAATCTTTGTCGAGGTCCAGACGTATACCACTCATAACAATTTTCCATAGCAGTTGCCGATAAAGCATCTTGCTCCGAATGAGGGTCATCAATAATGAGGAGGTCAGCACCACGACCAGTAATCGCTGCACCAACCCCCGCCGCAAAGTATTCTCCACCATCTGTTGTAGCCCAACGTCCAGCGGCTTTGGAGTCAGGAGACACTTTCGTATCTTCAAAGATGGTTTTATAATCAGGACTATCTACTAATGCTTTACACTTACGACCAAAACCCGTTGCAAGTTCTGTAGTATGTGTTGCTTGAATTATTTTTAATTTAGAATTGAGTCCCAACATGTAAGCAGGGAAATAAATAGATGCAAACTCAGATTTTGTATGTCGAGGTGGCATATTTATTATTAATCTTTTTATTTTTCCAGAAGCTATCTCTTGTAATTTTTTTGCATAGATCTTGTGATGGTTACCTAAAATAAAATCAGGCCAAACATTCTGAACAAACTTTAAAAAATTTTTTCTTGAGGCATCAGTTTCTTCTAAAAAGTTTAATCTTTTTTGTAAATCAAGAGCATAACGTATTTGCTCTTCATCTAAAGATTCAAAATTAGTTTCGTTGTCCATCATAAATCCTATTAACCCATAACATCAATTCGTCGTCTGACATAGTATGTTTCATTTTATTAACACACCAACATACAAGTCGAACATTATTTTTTGTATAACCTTTTTTATTATTAATCCTATCGATAGAAACATTTGTAGGAATTCTTTTACCGCTACCATCTCTATGATGCGTCATCTTCATCCCGCTAACAGAACATTTACCTTTTGAATCGTCCCATTTCTTTTTTATATCATCGAAGGACAATTCCCACTTAAAGGTAGATTTTCTTACACGACTTGATTTTAATTGACTAAAGGCTCTACGAAGATACAAAATTGGATCTTTATTTGTCCTATCATTTCTTTGAATTGCTTTGCATGCCATACATTGATGTCGGCGATACTGAGAACCACGGGAATACGATTTCTCAAAAGACGTAATTTCTTTCGTTACACCACAGGTGTTGCATTCACGAAATTCCATTACACCTACATATAGCGGTTTGGGATTCGTTGCAACCTAAATGTTGTTATATGATGCTAGAGACGCACCAAACTACAGTTGAAAGTGATATTATATTTATTAAATTAAGCATGTTTACCCTTTATATAAGGGTGTTATATACCTGTTATTGTATTAATCAAATCAATTGTATTAATAAGATATATTTATGATGCTAATACTACTAAGGCTATCAAAAGAAGTGCTAAACCAATGCCAATATACTTCTTCATTGATGGTACCGGAAGCTCTCCAAATGCTTCATTGTTTGGAGTCCCTGGATCATCGGCGATGTAGTGGCCCTGTTTATTCCGAGCTCTCTTACGCAAAGGTGCTTTCTTAGTAGTTGTTTTCTTAGTTGCTGCTTTAGCCATTTTTACTCTCCCTAATTTTTCTCATAGCTCTTCCACCGAACCAAAAACTGACTACGGTAGAAAATAAAATTGCTGTCTCTTGATCCCAACTATTTAATATAGCTTGAGATACATCATCACCTTCTTTTACTGCAACATAGACAGCTAGCCCTTTTATTGTAGCAAACAGTATAAAGAAGAAATAGGTAATGACAGGACGAACAGAGGCTTGTAGTGCTGAAATAAAAGATGATTTATTATTCTTAGCGATTTCTGAGGCATGCATGTAGATGGAGCGGGACTCCTCTACGTCTGCCTTCGCATCGAGCTCTTCGACTTTCAGCTTACTCAGAACCTCAGCATGCTTTGCCTTAGCCTCTAAGAGACGAAGCTCATGCTTGTTGGACTGACCTTTTTCCATAAATCCAAGTATGTTCGGAAGGAACGACGTTCCAAAGCCGAGCAGACTACCAAATAACGAAAGCATAATTACTCTGCTTTGTTCTTAGTTTGGATATGTATGTCTACTTCTTGTGATTCTGGAATGTTTGCTGTTAGATTAATGTTGCTTGAAGAACAACCAACAGCTACCAATACCACTAAAGTCATAACTAAATATTTCATATTAACCTCTTGTTATATTTTTTATACTACTTTCTTTTTAGAAAGTCAAAACTGAGGATTAAATACGTTAATGTCTGGATAATTTTGAGCCATAGGATTCTGAAGCTGTCTAGGATTCCTTAAAGCATTCATGTAGACGCTAAAGTTAGAAATCTTATTCATATCAATAGGATCTGTGATGCTAGATTTTGTTTCCATGTTTGGTGGAACCTGTGTTCCTTGTGGAAGCGGTGGTGGGTTTTGGTGGCCAAAAGGATTCATTGGCTGGTTTGGTCTACCTTGTGGCATCATCATACCCATAGGCATTGGAGGTCTTTGACCGCCAGGTGGCATTTGTCCTTGGGGAGGTCTTGTTGCCGGGTGCATATAAGGTTGTTGCTGCGTAGGTCTACCGCCAGACATGAAGTTGTAAGCTTGACCACCACTTGTTGCGTTGTTTATTGGTCCTCGTTGCATAAAATTTTGGGGACCACCATTTTGCATGTTTGGATTTGGAATCATGTTTCTAATTTCAATTATTTTTTTTCTAATGTCAATAGAAAGGGCTAGGGAACCTAAAGTTTAAAATTGCTGTGCGTATGGCATAAACCTGGTTCAGCTCCGCTGAACCTTAATTGTGAATCTAGGTGGAGGGGGGTGTTGTAAATATACCTCCCTCCAGTTTAGAATGGTTCTAGGGAACCTAGTCTTCGTTCCCTAGCACCTCGCTTGAATATTGGCTCACTAGTCTATCGCTTGCCTTGTCTAATATATCTCTCTCATGCTCGCTAGCTTCACCATCTAACAAGCTATTAAGAGCGTCAAGCTCTACCTTAGACATACGCTCTAAGGTAGATTTATTAATTAATTTATTATTAGCCATGATTAACCCTCTCTCGTTTCGTTATCTTGTTTCCATTCCTCATAAGCTCTTTCGTATAAAGCTTCTTGGTCCGCTAAAGGTCCTTGAACATTTTCAATGTCTCGCATGATTTGTTCGATTTGTTTTTCTTGCTGGTCCATAACCCAGTCTGTAAATGCAATACTCATATTATAATACCTCCAATATATTTGCTCTTTTCCATGCCATAAAATCACGGCTATGCTTATCCATACCTCTAACCATTATATAGTCGTCAGGGTTCTTATCTTTAAATCTATCAGCCATTAAATCTTGATGTGATTTATTAGCTCTAATAACTGTATAGATTTTAACCTCACCAGTAGTGGTAAGATATCTTGCCTTGCATATTTTACTAAGTAGTTTCATTTTATATTCTCCATTATTTAACATACTATTAATATAATCATTTTATCCCATATTTCAAGGTTAGCCAAAATCAAGCAGTTTTTTTTCTATTACTTAGCCCGTATATGAAACATCGAGCCAGGATTTTACATGTGTCCCGACCCGATGCCCGACAAAGCTATTTAATCCCAAAGCCAACGACCCGTGAAAACAAAATAGAAAAGCCTAATTAATGCCAACAGACACCCGATTGCAATGACTGGCATGAGAAAAAATATTAAATCGATTAGTGGATACATTTGAATAGTCGGGAGGCTTTCGCCTCCCGCTCCCTTTTATTTGTCTTCGTCTGATTTATAGATACCGTAAAGATCTCTGCTACCTTCGGAGTTTATAGATTGCTCTAGCTCAGGAAGTAAGTTAGCCACTTGCACAATACATTTAAATCTTTTGTCTTTTGCGAGTGTTAATAAATAGTTGTCGTCTATTTTGTTTACTGCCCTGTAGAGTTCTACAATACCATCAGCAAGATCATTAACCCTTGTATCGGTCACAACTGCTTCAGTATCTTTGTTTTTAAAATAACAAGCTAAAGCTAAATCAACTGATCTATCGGTGTACTGATGTCTCATGTACTCCTCAGCTGCTGCTCTAGTTTTCTTGTCGACGGAAGGAACTCTGCCGCATTCTTCGCTGGCTTCGTTCCTTATCTCTTGTTTAGTATTTGACATAATACTAATATAACCATTTTATCCCATATTACAAGGGGTAAGAATAAAATAGATAATCGCACCCCTGGCCTAAACAATGGAGTTGAAAAAAAACCAAGGGTACTACGGGCCGACCCGATTGAGCCGACCTGCCGAGCAGGAAAACTAATACCCGCCGTTGTCCTTGTGTTCTTTTAACAGCTCGTCAAAAGTTTGAGGTGTCCAATGCATATCTCTCTCAACACCGCCAAAAGGCCGAAATTTTAAACTTTCAAGCTCGCTAAGATAAACAGTGCCAAATTCTCTATAGCCTACACCTAAATCACATAGACCAAAAAGAATATCTCCGTCTTTTTCAGAGATAAACCAATTGCATGCACCACCGCCAAAGAATTTGACAACGGGTTGTCTATCGTCTTCGCTTAGCTTCATGTTATCGTCTAACTTTTTCTGCACTTCTTTTGTAATTAACTTCATTTTTTTTCTCCGTTTGTTAATATGTATATAATATCCCATACAATTTTATATAAGTCAAATAGTTCCTAGTAGTAAGTAAATTGCATATCAGGGGCGACCTGACTAGGTATCTTTTTAAACACTTACCATTCAATAGTTTGGTGCCCTTACTACTAGGTATCTCAGCTGAGATAATTCTTTATAACTTGGCTTTGTTATTTATTATTAGCTCTATCCTAGACCTAATAAAAAAAATGGGGCCCGACCCGATTTATAGGCGTGTCCCGACTTGGGGGGATTTCTCCCCCCTCGGGAAAATTATTTTCCTAAGTATTTTTTATAGATTTTTTGGTATAAATTTCCTTTAATTAAAGTTTCAGACAAACAACAAGCATAGGCCGTGGTCCAAACAATATCCTCTTGACTAACTCCAGATCTTAAATCTTTAATGATCCCGGCTAATTCTTTTCTTATGGTTTTTTCTTTCATCATTTTATTTTCTCCGTTTGTTTAAGTTAACTATATAATACCATATAATAATATATAGTCAAGCTTTTATTTTAATTTAATTTTAGAAATTTGGGGGAGGATTTCTCCTCCCCCTGGAAAATTAATCCATAAGAAGATTTATTGAATCTAAAGCAGCTCCAATATCGCCAGTCAGGATCTGTAATTCTTCCTGCATATCTAAAATTTTAGATTTTAATTCTTCATTCTCTTCTTGGAAAATTGAAAGATTGACGGCCAAAACAGCAGCATTTTTTATATCTATGCCTTCATATTTGGTAGCTCTTTCTACTAACAATCTTAGAACTTCTTCTTTTGCTTCTTTGCTTATTTCTTGTTTAATCATTTACTTTCTCCATTTGTTTAAGTTAACTATATAATACCATATAATCGGATATTGTCAAGTTTTATTTTTGGGCAGCTGGCGAGCGGCGGCGGCGGCTGCCTGGCATATTTATATATACCATAACCAGTAATTACTATTTATACGTGCGACCCGACTTAATACACGTGTCCCGACTTAATGTTTCATAATTGCAACTGATCGCTTGTTTATTTGTGACCCGCTGCAAAGCTTGCACAATTCGCAAACAGTTTTTTGACCCGCTTCTTTGGACGCTGGGCAAAGAATTTCTTTACCTTTAACGGGCTGCTCTTTTACATCCATAACACGGAATGTACGTTCGCCACGTGACCAGGCAAGGCGGGCCTCATCTTCTGAGTCTACGCTAGTCATTGTTATATCTGTGTAAGAATCTTTTATATTGTTTTGATGGCTGTAACCAGTATGGCCAGTAGCATTAGTTAGCAATAGATCCCAAACTTGACGAGGCACTGCTGCAGGGTCGCCGTAAGTACCTAAACGAACCGGTCGATTAGATCCTATGTCGATGATATCTTGATTAGTCGCAATTGGATAATTGCCTTTATGAAAGCTTTTGTAAACTATCAACGGGCCTTGGCCAATAAAAACATAACAATATCTATCTTCTGCTGTTGTCCTATTTGGATCGGTGGACGGCGTGCCCCGGTGCGGACAATCGCCGCATATACCAAAGTCTTGGCCAGTCTTATTTGCTAAACGTGGATCTATATCTTTTGTTAAAATATAAGTCTGTAGCATATCGCCAGTTTTAGTATTAGGTGCGGACTTATTGCCATTAATAGCAACCGCAATAATTGGGGTTTTGTTATCTAAAAGTGATAAACCGTCATATATAATTTTTCCAGGCATGTTTTTTTTCTCCATCTGTTACCATGTTATAGCATGGGATATTATGGAAGTCAAATAAGGTATATAGGACACATACATACACCTGGTTCTATTACCTGAACCATTACCATTTATATGCATGTCCCGACACCCGACCCGATTTATACATGCGACCCGACTAATACGTGCGTCCCGACTCACTATGCCCCCTATTGGATTATACCAGATAGTTCCATAATGTAAACCCACCACATATAGTGTTAAAAACAAAATCCAGGGGCACAATATGTAGTAGGTTCTAGTTCGTAGAACCTAAACCGAGGCCCGATGTAACAGCTGTTTCATTTTTGACTGAATTGTTTCACCAGAAAAATCAGAATCCCCCCTCTTGTAGGGGGGTGTGGTTTATTACGTAATCCCGACTATAAAATTATCTTTTATTATCTTGATATCTATAAAACTATATGGTAGAACAAGGTATAAACATGGAGAATAATATGGATACTATATTTAAAGAACTACGCTTTATGGGAAACGAAGACCTTATGTTTAATATTTTAGATATGCAGAAAAAACATATTCAAGATATGCCCTATGGCGATAAAAGAGATGTGCTGTGGCGTAAATTTCTATCTAACGTAGATTATGTTGAAATGAAGTTTGAAGCCGAATTGTACTCATTAATAGAAGATGAACTAGATGGAGGAGTTTCTAATGACTATAAAGATTATGCAAACAGAAAATACTTATAAGAAAATATGGGAGTCTTCAACAAGTGTTGAAGATTTTTTAGATAAAATTGGTGAACCGTCAGACGCTGTTGTAATTCTTGAAGAGAAAAGAATTATTGATGTCTATAACGACAGCAATGGATATGTTTATGTTAATTTAAATGAAGGAGAAGAATAATGGTTGAAGATGGATTTGAAGAAGGTGAATATTTTACAACAATTACTTGGGGTCAAGATGACGGCACAGGCGGTCAAGTTACCAAGACATATAAATTTGACACTCAGGATAAGTTAGACGCATTCTTATGGGGTGTAGATGCCTCGAGTGGTTGGATGGAGTATGAAGTTA